TGAGTTTTTAATAGTATCCATTATGATATTTTACTTTGTTGATATTGTAGCGAAGCAGTTGTGATGATGTCTACAGGGAATGTACCACCACCGCCTACTGTCAAGAATAGCCTATGCTTTGCAGGTACTGCGACATTCACACCCACCGTAAACGTGAATGCGGTTGTGTTGACCGTGTTAAGTGCTGTGATTGCGCTTACTGCCGCAACACCCGCTATCTTAGTCATGGCAAATGAATACTGCCCTGTGGCGTAAGTAGCTGCATTAGTATCCCAAACAGTCACGTTTAATAAGCATGACCACAATGTGTCATTAGGTAGCTCAATGTGTTCATTAGTGATACCTTCAATGTAGTAAAAAGCATTGCCCGCTGCGGGGTATGAATCTTTTCTATGCAGTATAACCGTGCCTGATTGCGCCCATCCCTTTTCGATATAGATTGAACCGTCACGAAAGCCACCACCTAAATGCATACCGGGTAGATTAGTGTAGACGTTTTTGCCAAGTAGGTTGCTACCTTGTACGTTCTTGTACAACTCAAGCGTATTACCTACAGCTAACATGTCACGGTTACCAATCTCAATGGTTACGCTATCACCATTGATTACACTATTAGTTATTGACCTTGTTTGTTGTGCGGTCTTAGTTACACGAGGTGCTGGGTTAGTGGTAGTACCTGCTACGTTTGTATTTGGTCTACCCCCGCTTGGAATGGTTGCCCAACAAATTGCCGTGCTTTCGTCCCAATTGTAACCGTAGCGTGTGCAACAATCTTGTGTAGCATCTACAGGGTCACCATTGCCATCCACAAAGTTTACTTCGCCGCCAACAGATATGGTTGAGGGCGTTGCGCTACAGTCTTCGACATCTTCAAGAAACTTAATCAGCTTTACCGATGTGCTTTCTTGCATGCCCACCTTATAGTCATTAATCTCAAGTATGCGCCAATAACAATTCTCTATCCATATCTTGTCGCTAAATTGAAAGGTAAGTATGTCTTTAAGGTCAAGTGCAAACGAAGCCTCCATGATTCGCGCATCAGGCGAATACAAGGCATTCATGTAGGTACGCCAATACAGATTGAATAAGTTGTTGTATGGATTTGTTGTGATACCGTATGGTGGTACTTCAGGTGCCCAGTTCAAATCAAAATCAAATATATCAGGATTAATTGCGCTATAATGATTTAGCAAACGAATACTACTCGGCATTACTGTGGCTGTACCGTCATCATAAAGAAAACCCTCAAACGTGCCCGCATAGTATAAACATCGCATACCCGGATTGACAAACTGCAATTGTTCATTGATGAACATAGGCATTATGATATCTGTGCCGTTAACAGGTGCGCATGGAGTGGATTGCGTTACAAGTTTTATGGATTGATCACCTATGGCAAAGTCACTAGACTCAATGTTAGGATTGACCGTGTAACCTACTACTTCATAGTCACCGTACACGCGATTGACATTCTTGTATACCTTGCTCAAAGTGTCTTCACCTGCGCTGTACGTAAATTGAAACTTAGCTTTTTGCAAGTCAACCGTGCTGCTAATGGTAATGTCCTTTGATGTGTCTAGCTTTGATGTCCAGTCAAGAAGATTGCCACTACCTAGGTAACTATTTTGCGGTACTATCTGCACTCTGTTTGGGCGTGTCCTATCCGATACGATTGCGCAGTTGTGCATCTTAAGAACATCGGTTACAAAATCAATCTGCTTTACATCAGGTGCGTTAAGGTCAAAGAACAATGTTTGGCCGTATTTAAGCTCGATGTCTATTAGTGACCATGTACCTGTAATAGTCCAAATATCTAACTGACTTGGGCTGCTATTGGTAAGAATCAATTGAACAGTGCTTCCTGCATCAATACCAATGCGGAATGTTAATATACGTTCTACAGTACTTGGAAAATCTTGTATAGCTGTAACGGTATTAAGATTGGGTATACTAACCCCATCCACAATTAATCCTGCCCCGATTCCGCATTCAGCTCCATTAGTACTTACGCTCGTCAATTGTAACACTACTTGGAAAGTATAATACCCTTCGGATGGTGTAGTATAGGTATATGTAGCGGGATTGTAGTCTCCACCATTATCATAGATTTCAGTATCAGCTACCAAAATTGATGGTGCGCCCGTTAATAATCCTTGTGATACTGTGGTGGATGCTTGAAAAAGCAAATCATTAAACGAATCACTTGCTACTGGTCTTTGACTATTAAGCCAAGGCATGTGGTACTCCGATATAGTGCCTAACAACGTACCCGCTTCTAACTCAAAACCCGCATCGGTAATTATTTCTTCAAACAAATAACTCCATGCAAGTGCAGGTGTAAAATCACCCGCGTAGATTGGGCTTGTACTTTCATCTATCGGGCGTGTGCCTTGCTGATTGCCTGCACTCCATAACTGACCACGCTCTAATACTGTCCATATACCGGGTATGGTAGGAGTAGAGATATTATCATAGGTCATGTTTTGATTTAGGTTAGGCAGGTCGGTAATATCCTTGAGCTTTTTTTCACCTATGTTACGCACTAAATCAGGCGTTTCAGCATAGAACGCTAACTCAACTTCATTGATGCGGTTGTTCTGCTTGTATACCTTACGCACTCGGACATAGCCAAACGAGATAGGCAAAGTGTCAACACGTATTTCAGCAGGTAACTTGTAGTGAAAATAATTCATATCACCCGCGCTCACGTTCACATCGAATAACGCACCAACTGCAAGTTGGTTTGTGTCGCTGAATGGCACTCTGAACTCACGTGTGAATGCACCCTGTGACGTAAAGTTGTTAAGGTCTTGAAACCTCCAGTTCTGCGATATGCTTTCATTGACAAACAAGTCAATGTAGTACTCCTTAATTACATCGTACAAGAAGTAGCCGCCTGCCGCTAAGGTAAAATCAAAGTTGAAAGGATTTGTATTAAGAAAGTTCAAGCGGGTAAATCCGGGGCTTGGAGAATTTTGTACAATAGAATCAACTACGCAAGCTTGCGTATCACCATTAGCATTGATAAGCGTTAGCGTTTTGCCATCCAACTCAAGCTCTTCAGGAAAGCTTTCTATAATCAAACGCCATGAGCCAACACTACCATAGATGACTGTGTTGCTTTGGCTTGTTAGCGTAAGCGTTTGAACTGGTCTTACTATTAATTGTACTTCTCCGTTCATGCGTTATGTCCAGTATTCGTTTGCTACTTTGAATTTGATTGTCACGTTATATAGCTTGCCATCACGTATCTTCTTTTCCACATAGCTCGTATCTTCCATGTTTACAGGTATCTCAATGGCCTTGCCTTGGTCTGTGCTTAACCATGTGACTTGATTACTTACCATCATTGAACGCAATAGTGTAAATTCACCTTCACTAATATAGTCACTCGTTGCTGTTATTACTTGCTCAACAAGATTGCGTCTATCTGTTTTGCCACGATCATTAGTGCTAAAGATGGTAGTTGTACCATTAAACAACACTTTACGGTATGGCTTGCGTTGGATTTCGTTTGATACCTCTGACTTCTTTGTAAAGTTGAAGTAATCCCAACCGCCGCGACTGTTAACCCATCCCAAACGTATTTTATCCCACCAACAATCGGATTGACCGTATGCCTTTGCATTGTAGAAGATGTAGGTTTCACTTACTGAATTATTTGAACTATTACGTATTACCACTTGATAGTATCTCCAATTAGGAAATAATGAAGGCTTTACCGTTAAGCTTGTCCAGTCATTAAGGTTGCCAGGATACACAGGCAAAGCCTCAATATCGTATCCATTCAATGGTATGCTTTGCGATGTTGGTACGCCTGTGCTTGATAGTATCTGAATAAGAATATTATCCGCTGCGTTGTTGCTCAAATAGGAATCGTTACCAGGTATGCACAGCACGCCGTAGTCGGATTCAAATACAGGAATCATTACGTTGTTATTCGTAGTCAAGAATGTTGCAGCCAAAGGCCAATTGTGAGTGCCTATAATACGGTCACTCATTGCATATGATGTGGCATTTGTCAAGGAATACTTGACGGCTGAATTACCGCTTTCGGGTGATGGCTTATATCCGTCCTTTATCTGATAGTAGCCATTGATGATTATACCATCTACACCATTGATCTCGCTCCCTTCATTTTGGGTTAGCACTCCATTGACTATCCACCATTCACTAAGTGTAAAATCATATGTTATTTTGCTCGCATCGTTTTGCGTATTGTCAGTATCAAGGTGGTAATTAAGTGGCTCGCTGTTGCGCATATCATTGACTAGTGATTGCATGTCGAAGTATAACCGTGTATCAGGTGCAGGAGCTACAAAGAAATTGTATGGAGTACCCTGTAAAATGATTTGCACGCCATAACGAAAACCCGGCTGTGCTGTTGCATCACTTATTGCAACAATCATTAGCTTCTGCCCACGTACTGCCCACTCATATGGTTGGTCGTCAATTGTTATTGCCATTATCTTTTATTTAATAGTAGTCTTTGTTCTATTCCTTTGATATATCCTTCCATCAACTTGTCTTTGTATTCGTCCCATGTATCATCTATGGCTTCGCCGTAATAGTTGATGCCTTGTATACCATTCTTACCAATGCTTTGAGCTATGGCAAAGGCTGCACTCTTTATGCGACTCTCTGTGGTCTTAACAAATTGCCCTTGCCTATTGCGTAGTTTAAAGCCTCCTATCTTTAACTTTTCACGTATCCACGATTCAATGTACTCGGAACGGGGTGCGCGTGCGCCGGGTCTTCTACCAAACTCAATGACATCTGCATACTTGCCCGCTTCGTCATTGCTTACGGTAAAGTCAATAGTGGGTTTGTTGTACCGTATATTGATTTTATAGTATAGCGATCGTAACAGATTACCACTTGCAACACGGTTGACCATCTTACCACGCACACGACGTTTGATGCGCAGGTTAGATTGCGCACGCTCCACTACAGCCAGCGCATACTCATTTAGTATTTCTTCAAAATCATCAGCCATTATTTTAATGTCAGATTAAGCATTGATGCCGCAATAATGTAAGCTTCATTATTCGAATTGCCACTACTACCCCAATCGATGTAGGTTTGCCCATCAAATATTACTTGCCCATCGTAGATGTTACGCCCATCTATATCGCACAGGGAATACACCAGTGCGGCTGTTGCAGTCAAGTCATCATAGCTAATGTATAGCTTCATGCACACGGCGGTTTTCGTTTCACCGTTACTCCAAATATCTAGCGGTTGTATATCTCTCATAATTATATTTTTTCAAGTTGAATAAATGTAGCGTTTCCGTATA